TCGCGTCCGTGTTCGGCGCTTTCGTGAACTCGGCGCCGGCGAGCGCGGTAATCAGTTTCGTCCGCTCTTCGGTGAGGTAGCTCATCGCCACTACTACTGGGCCCATGAGCCCGGCGTGAGGTACGCCCCGAGTCGAGCTCGGGTCCAGCGGTCCCAGGCGATCGGCGGGACGATCGGCGCCCCGCTCCCGTCGACCGCCGCCGCCGGCGTCGGGCTCTCCGCGTTGCGATAGCTGAGCACGGCCGCGATCAGTACGCCGTCGTGGAGGTCGGCCGGCCACGTCTCCGGGTCGCGGTAGTCCTCATCGAGCAACGGGACGACGTGAGCCTCGGCCGTATCGAGCGCCCCCTGGAGGTCCGCATCGTCGGCCGCGGGCGCGCCGCCGAGGCGGTCGCGTACCTCGTCGACGCTTACGGGCCCTTCCGGCATCGCCCGGCTACTTGCCCGAGCTCTTGGACTCGCCCGAGTTCTTGGCCTCACGGGCGCCGTTGCCGTTGCCGGGCGCGGCCATTTCGCCGGCATCGCCGCCGGCCACGGTCGACGTGATGAGGATCACGCCGCGCGCTTGCAGGACGACCGCGGCGAAATACCCCCACACGTTGAATTCGACGAGCTCGGGCCCGCTCTTCTCCTGAAATCGGAACTCCAGCATCGAGCTCTCGAAACTCATGGCGTCGGCCGGGCCGGCGCCGACAATGATCTGCCCGGGATCGAGCGCCCACGCCGGCCGAGTCTCGACGCCGGCGATCGAGCCGGTCGCGTACGCCGCCGACGTCGTGCCGGCCGCGTTCGTCGGCCCGTTGAGCAGGTACGGGAAGAGCGGTCGCCCGTCCGTGCCATCGGCCCCGACGAGTGCCGACCAGACGTGAGAGCTCGGGAGGATCACTCGCCCGGGCGCGAACCGTGTGCCCGGGAGCAACCCGAGCGCGGCGCGGATCGCTTGCTCGGCCGCCACCGCCGTCGCCCCGCCGGCCGGGCCCGCCGTCGCCCCGGCCGCCAGTACCCCGGCCATCGTCGACTCGGTGTTCTGTGAGTACGACTCGCGGAGCGCATCGGATATCACGCGGTCGGCCAGCGCCGGCGAGCCGTCGAGTAGCTCGCGCGATGCCTCGGCGCGCCCGCTCTTCGCTTTCGGTGTGACCGTGACCTGATCGAAATTCACGACGCCGGCCGCGTCGGGTTGGCCCTCGACGTGATCGCCGACGAGCGAGCTCGGCGCCGTGTCCTTGAAACGCGGGACCGGGAACGGCCGATTGTCGGTAATGCCGACCGATGCGAACGCGGTCACGGCCGGGCGCATCTGCGCGATCTGGTCTACGTACCAGGCGCCGCCCCACGCCGGCGGTATGACGTCGGCGCCGCTCGTCGAGTCGTTCGCCGCCGCCGCGATGTAGTCGCGTAGTTGGCTCTGGAATTGCGCGGCCCGCCGGCCGGCCTCGCCGTCGCCCCGCGTCCCTTGCGCGTAGATATCGGCGAAGAATCCATGCCGCTCGGAGACTCGCCCGCCCGCCTCGATGTAGGGGGACGGCTCTCGGGACACGTGAACCGCCGGCGCATGGATGCCGAGCGCGGCCAGTACCTCGCCCGTCGTCACACCCGCGGCCGGCGCTGCCGGCGCCGGTGCGGCCGGTGTCGGAGCCGGGTGCTCGGCGGGTGCGCCGGCCGCGGGAGGTTGCTCGACGTCGACGGCCGGCGCGGCCGGTGCCGGTGTCGGCGGGAGCTCGCTCGGGTGAGCGCCGGTCGCGGGAGCGTCGCCGGTGACGAGCTCGGGCCGGCCCTGATCGTCGACCCGCTCGGGTCGCAGCGTTTCGGCCGTGATCGCTCTCGGCCGGCGGGTCGTGTGTCGGGTTTGCTGCCGCATGTGTTCTGTTCCTTTCACGAACCGACTCGGGCGATCGCCCAGGCCGGGAGAGTCACGAGTGAAACCTCGCGAGCGAGTGCCGCGTTCACGACGATTTCGCCGCCGAGCTCGGAGACGTCCACGAGCTCGGCGCCGATCGAGAGCCCGTCGAGTATGCCGTCGCTCGCCATCGAGAGCGCCTCGTCGCCGTCGCGGGTCCGCGCCACCTTGAAGGTCGCCCGCAGCCCGTTCGGTGTGTCCTTCCACTCCAGCGGCGCCCCGAGCGGGCGCGCCCGGTCGTGATGCGCGAGCAAGCGGGCGCCCTGGTCGACGAGGATCGAGCCGCGGATGAACCGCAGCGGGAACTCGGCCCCGTTCACCCGGGCCGGTATCTCCCAGGGGACGACGAGCCCGCCGATCGTGCGCCGCGTCTCGTTCACGCCGGCGACCGGCGCCGCCGCCCAAATTTGCCCGGGCGCCGGTTCGGCGACGAGCTCGGCCCAAAAGCGCAATTGATTCGGATGCAGGTTCGGCCTCACGAGCGCCGCCCGATCCCGAGCCACGTCAAGAGCGCGACGCCGGCGATCACCCCTACCTCGACGAGCAGGACAATTGTTTGCGTCGTTGTCACGGTACGGGCCCCGTTCGTGCCGGGAGCGGAGCGGGCGCGGGCGCGGCCGGGAGAGGCGCGGGCGCCGGTTGCGCCGGTGGGCCCACGGGCGCTTGGGCGCCGAACCCGAGCAGATCGCGCGACTCGGGCGCCGAGATGAGCCCCATCGGATAGAGCGTCGCGACCATCTGCACGAGATCGCCCGTCGCCGGGCGCATGAGCTCGGTGAGATCGAACCGGACGTGCTGCCCGTGCGGTACGACGTCATCGGCCGAGAGCCTCTGCTCGACCGCCACGAGGTACGGCGCCATCGCCTGGAGCGCCTGTTGATTCTCGCCCTCGATGTTGCGATACGTGAGTGTCGCCCCTTGTGGCGAGGCGGCGAGCAACCCGTGCGGTACGCCGGTCATGCGCGCAATTTCTAGAACGGCTTGTTGCCGGCTATCCGCGAGCTGCATCTCTACGGCCGTGAACCCGACGTGATCGACGTCGAGCGCGCTATTCAGATACGCCGTCGAGCGCTTGGATCGGCTCGATTTCCACGCGTCGAGGATGGCGGTCACCTTGTCGTCGGGAATGTCGACGCCCGATACATTCTTGAGCACGATCGTCGGCATCGGCTCGTCCGCGTAGTGCTTGGCCGCCCGCTCCAGCGCCATCGCGGTGCGGATCGCCCGGGCGCCGTCGACGCACCACCCGCGCCCGTTCGGCGCGGAGAACGCGACCACCTCGCGCTCGGCGAGCTCGATCCCGTCGATCGTCCAGCCGATAATCACGCGCCCGATCCCGGGCACCTGCTCCCACCGCGGCACGCATCGGATCGGCTCGATCCGCCGCACCACGAGCGGGAAACCCGAGAAATCGCGCAGGATCACCCGCCAGTAAGCCGCGCCGGCGAGGCACATATCGGCGAGCGTGTGCCAGATCGTCGAGCTCATCGGGGTGTTGTTGTCGCTCTCGGGATGCGTGAGAAATGTGCCCGGATCGAGCTCGGTCGCACCACGCCAGCGCTGGAGCGGGAGCGTCGAGCCGCGCCCGGCAATCACGTTGAGCGCCCCGGCGATCGCCGAGGTCGCGAGCGCCTCGGTCGCGGTGACCGGCATCTCGTCGCCCGTGCCGATCGGGAGCCCGGTTACCTCGGCCGGGAGCCCGGCCGCTTGTGCCCGGCGCTCATCGGCGCCGGCCTCGATCGCTCGACGTCGACGGAAAATTGCCATACGGGCGCAAACGTTACGCCCCGGCCCTGGTCCCGAGCGCTTGACTTGACTAGCTGACGACGATCCTCGGCGCGATGTGCGGCCGGCTCACTCGGTGCGCGGCGATCGTCGCCGCCACGAGAGCCGAGATATCGGCCGAGCTCACGGCCCGCCCGAATGCCCACGAGTCCGCGACCGCCCGCCGGCCCACGGCCCGCGCCGCCGCGTCGAGCTCGCCCTGGCCTCGATGAGCGAGCCGGCCCTCGCTCACGAGGTCATAGAACATCTGGCACGCCGCGACATAGGCGCTCGCGCCGTAGGGCTCGACGAGCGCCTCGCCCGCCGCCACGAGCTCCCCCACGATCGAGCGCGCCGGGCCGGCCTCGCTCGCCACGATGGCCAGGGGCGCCCATTTCGCCCGGAGCTCGGCCAGCGCCGGGGCGAGCCACTCGGTACCGGGGCGCTGGTCGACGAGCTCGACGATCACCCGCTCGCCGGCGATCCCCGCGACCGCTATCGAGCTCTGCGAGCGGTCGTGCGCGACGTCGAACCCGAACACGAGCTCGCGCCCGAGGCGGAGCTCGGGGGCGAGGCACGCCCGCCACGCCTCGGCCGAAATGATCGCCTCGACGCCGGCGGTCCAGCGGTTCAGATGGGCCCGTTCGAACTCGCCCCGGGATTCGGGCGAGGTCGCCATCGCGTAGGCGTGCCCGAGCTCGTCGAGCGTGATCGTCTCGCCGAGTGCGGGGTTCGCCGCCTCCCAGGCCTCGACGTCGCTCGGGTCGAGCTCGGCCGGCGCCGCCCATTCGAACAGGGCGAGCCGATCCTCGGCCGCCCCCGGGAGCCGGCCCGCCTCGATGAGCTCACGGAGCCACACGCTCTCGCTCGTGCCGGCGGTCGACACGACCCAGAGTTGCGGATCGGGCCGGGCGATCTGGGTCGGCGTGAGCGCTTGAGGCACGCGGTAGTCCTTGAGCGCCCAGGCCTCATCCACGATGGCGAGATCCAGCGAGTACCCGTGAGCGCCGCGTTCGGAGGCGCTCGGCATGACGAGGCGCCCGCCGGTCGCCCCGAGGCTGAGCGCCTCGTTTCCGTTCGATCGGGTCGCCCGGGCATCGAAGAGGTCGACGAGGCGCCGGCCCGTGAACGCGTCCGCGACCGGCGAGAACATGACTTCCTTACCGACCGCCCGGATCGAGCTCAGCGCGCCGACCGCATCGCCCCGCGTGAGCGCGTTCGCGATGAGCGCCCGCAGTAGTGAGCTCTTGCCGTTCTGCCGCGCCACGGTGACGACCACGGTCCGCCAGCGCCAGCGCCCGCCCACTCGATCGAGCCCGCGGTTAAGCGTGAGTCTCTGCCAGCGGAGCGGATCGAGCCCGAGAGCTCGCCGGGCGATCGCCGCCGCCCTCGGCCCTTCGGAGCGCCGCGTCGCCTTCGGGGGCGCGAAGAGCGGGCGCCGCATTATCCCTGCTCGCTCCCTGGCACTAGGGCCCAGCCCGGCCGGTTCGTGCCCTTAGGCGGGATCGTGTGGGGAGGTTTCGGCGCCGTCGTCGGGCTCGTCCTCGTCGAGTAGCTCGGCCTCGGTCGTGTCGAGCCCGGCGAGCCACTCGGCGAGCTCGGTCGGCCCGGTCGCCTCGGCCACGATCCCGAGCCGGACCAGGATGACGTCGAGCCGGCGGTCGATCGCCGCGATCGCCGAGCGCGGGGTCGCCTCGTCGACGAGGAACCCGGCGAGCAAGCGGGCCCGGGCGACGTCGACTCGATGCTCGGGCCCGAATCGGCCCTCGCCCCGGCCGCGGCGGATGGCGCCGGCGAGCTCGCCCGGGACGGTCGGGAGCTTGGGCACCCTAGAGCCACTCCCGCGACCGCTCGTGCCCGGCCTTCTCATACTCCCGCCAGTGAACCCACCCGCTCGCCGTCGCAAATCCCCAACGCCGGCGGAACGGCCCGGTGCGCACCATCGTCCAGACCGGCCCATCGAGCACGACGAGCCGGTGCAGATCGGTCGCCCGCCGTTCGATCACGTCACCCGGGCCGAACGTCCGCTCGCCTTCCGGCGTGATATCCCGATAACTGCCGAACAGGATCGTCGATGTGAAGTCCCACGGATGATCGTGCAGGTCGCGGTGAGGATCGCTCGCGAGGATTTCGTGCACGCGGGCCGAGAGTCCCGGGCCCGGGAACCATCGCCTCATGTAGAGCTCGCCGGCGAGCTCAATCGGCTCGCAGCGGTACCCGGTGACGTTGGGCACTTGTCCGATCGTCAACGGCCAGCGGGCCGGCCGAAATCGGGTTCCTTCCGTGGCGCACGGATCGTGCATAGCGCACAAGGCTACGGGCCCGGGACGCTATTGGGAGTTTTTGGGCCCGGTGGGGGAACTCCCGGGGC